GGTGAGGTGTGAGAGATTTTGTGGAGCCTCCTATCCACTGGAAAAGTGAAATTAGGATTACCTACAAAAATGACTAGCTTTTGTTGGGAAGGAAGAAGGGGAGAGGTAATGTACAGGCGTAGCAAGGCAGTCGTAGCAATTCTCATGGTCTTGAGAATCCCTTGACTAGGGTGGGTGTCGTATAGCGTACAGAGTTAAGCAGACTCTGTGGGACATCAGGTCGTATTACTGTTAAACAGTGCGTACCGCTTTATAGCCACCGCCCTTACTTCCTGGTGAGGATTTGCTTGGGCAACCGAATATCTCATGCCTTTGAGGGTGCGACTGCCACACCCGACATCCCTTTACTTGTCACGCCAATCAGTTGTATCCGTGTTGGATTTGCCTATGTTACACGCTTCACAAAGCACTTGCAAATTGTTTATGTCAAGTTCCCTCTCTGGGTGCTTTGACCTGGGAAGAATGTGATCCACATGGATGTAGCCACTTGTTTCCCCGCAAGCCTGACACTTCTTGCCGAACTTGACTAAAGCCTTGTACCTGACTTCCCGCCATTCCCTTGTCTTGTAAAACTCTTTTCCCATGTCAAACACATAAGCAGGCGGCGGTTCAAATGTGGGAGCCTTTTTGACAGACTTCTTTTGCATAGCCCAGGCTATTTGAGAAGCCTTCTTGTTTATCAAAGCCTGAATGACAGGACTAGATTCTGCTAATTTTGCTAATGTTTTCTTGGCTTTCTCAGCATCCTTCTTGCGCTTCTTTTTGTAAGCGTCAACTGCCTTTTGGCTATACAGATAAATGCCCATAAAAAAAGCCCTTTAGGGGTGATACAGTCTAGCCCCCGAGTATCCCCAGGGCTGTACCACTTCTAAAAGGCTTTATCTGGCTAGAACAGATGGTGAGATTATATAAGGGTTTACCCCACTTGTCAAACAAAACAAAGTGAGTTACATTGCTATCGCCAAGACGCATGGGGATTGACTGGTTCATGCGGTTGCCGACTTAGGTCTTGCGCCGCCCCTGGTAATTCCTCACCAATCTCCAGCCGTGTTGGTGTCGTGGTTCTAGTCAAACACCCGTGTCTGCAACGGGAGCGAATGCAGTCAAGCGCCCCAAACCAGATGACGACTGGTTCGCCAACAACCTATACTACTTCCATAAATGGGTAAAGTATGAATGTGATTGATGCACTGCCAAACAACCTGAAGAAAAAAGGTCGGCCCAAGGGGTCTGTGAACAAGAAGTTCACCATGTCTACCTATGCCGATAGGCCCGCAGCACTTCTGCCAAAGACTGAAGTTCAGCGCATCAAAGAACTCAAAGACCTCCTGATAAACAGCGCAGGCTCCAATGTTGTTCACAAAGCAATTGAGATTGCAATGAATGACGAACACCCTGCCCAGGCCGCTATGCTCAAACTCTGTATGGATCGGATGCTTCCTGTCAGCTTGTTTGAGAAAGAGGGCAAGCAAAGAAATGCTGTCACCATCAACATCACTGGCATTGGTGGCGTAGAGATTGAACCAGTTGAAGATGTAATCGACATAGAACCAAAAAATGGCTGATCTTGACTTCTCACTCTTGCCTTGGCAACAAGTCGTCTTTGCTGACAAAACAAGGTTCAAGATTGTGGCTGCTGGTCGGCGTTGCGGTAAGTCAAGACTAGCCGCTACCACTCTCATCATCGAAGCATTGCGTTGCCCAGCAGGGAGCGCAGTTCTGTATGTGGCTCCCACCAATGGGCAGGCACGACAGATTATCTGGGATGTGCTGATGGAGATTGGGCGTGATGTGATTCAGTCTAGTCACATCAACAACATGGACATAACCATGATAAATGGTGCAAAGATTTATGTTCGTGGCGCTGATAGACCAGATACTTTGCGTGGTGTGTCTCTTACCTATGCGGTGCTAGACGAGGTTGCGGACATTAAGCCAGAGACTTGGGAACAAGTTATCAGGGCATCACTGGCAGACAAAAAGGGCAGAGCCATATTCATCGGTACTCCAAAGGGGCGCAACTGGTTCTACGACTTGTTCAAGAAGGGCCAAGATGGGTCTGATGCTGATTGGAAGTCCTGGCACTTCACAACCAAGGACAATCCACTGATAGACCCAGATGAGATTGAGTCTGCCAAGAAAACGCTAAGTTCCTTTGCCTTCAAACAGGAATACTTAGCCTCTTTTGACAATGCTGGAAGCGATGTTTTCAAGGAAGAATGGATCAAATATGGTGTGGAACCTGACTATGGTAGTTACTTCATTGCAATCGACTTGGCAGGATTTGAAGAAGTGGCTAAACAAGCTGCGAATGCCAAGAAAAGGCTAGATGAGAGCGCCATTGCGGTGGTCAAAGTCACTGATGATGGCAAGTGGTTTGTCAAAGAGATTGACCACGGGCGGTGGGACATTCGGGAGACTGCTGCCAAAATCCTGATGAAAATGCGCGATTACAGGCCAATTTCGGTGGGAATCGAGCGCGGGGCACTGAAAAACGCTGTTTTGCCGTATCTCAGTGACTTGATGCGGAAAAATAATGTATATTCGCACATAGTTGACCTAACGCATGGCAACAGGAAAAAGGCTGACAGGATTATCTGGAGTCTCCAAGGGCGGTTTGAGCATGGGCGAATTGTGCTGAACTCTGAAGAAGATTGGGACGCATTTACCGATCAACTCTTGATGTTTCCTGCCAATGGCGTACATGATGACCTACCCGATGCTTTGAGTTATATTGACCAACTGGCGGTCACATCTTACTTTGAGGGTGAAGAAGATGATGAATGGGAGCCTGTAGACATCATATCGGGGGTTTAATGGCAACAGATAAGCAAGAAAAGCTGGAACAAAATGAGTTTTATGAGCCTACTGAGGCTGATAAAGAACTGACTGATTTTGTTGTTGACCATTGCAACCGCTGGCGCGACTACCGAGACACCAACTTCCTCCCTGATTGGCTTGAATACGAGCGAATCTTTCGTGGTCAGTGGGCTTCTGAAGACAAAACCCGTGAGTCTGAGCGTTCACGCATCGTAACCCCTGCCACCCAACAAGCCGTAGAAACCCGCCATGCCGAAATCATGGAGGCAATCTTTGGTCAAGGCGAGTTCTTTGACATTCAAGACGATATTCGGGATGTGAACAACAATCCCATCGATGTGGGCATCATCAAAGCCCAGTTGATGGAGGATTTCAAGCGGGACAAGATCAGGAAATCCATTGACCAGATTGAGTTGATGGCAGAAATCTACGGCACAGGCATTGGCGAGATCATCGTCAAGACTGAAAAGCAGTATGTCCCCTCCACACAGCCTATTCCAGGCCAAATTGGTCAAGCTGCCATTGGAGTTGTGGAAAAAGACCGGATTGCGGTCAAGATTTCACCTGTAAACCCAAAAAACTTCCTGTTTGACCCTAACGGTACATCCATCGATGACTGCATGGGCGTAGCAATCGAGAAATACATCTCTATCCACAAGATTGTTGAAGGTATTGAGCGCGGCATCTATCGCAAAGTAGACATTACGCCCACCTACGAAGACACCGACTTGGAACCGACCCAAGAGGTTAGTCAGTACCAAGACGAAAAGGTGCTGTTGCTGACCTATTACGGCTTGGTTCCTCGTGAATACCTGGAAAACCTCAAGGAAAACAAAGAAGTTGTTGAGTTGTTTCCTGAGAATTCAGCCGCTGAAGACTACACAGACATGGTTGAGGCTATTGTGGTGATTGCCAATGATGGTCAATTGCTCAAAGCAGAGGCAAATCCTTACATGATGAAGGATCGCCCTGTCTTGGCTTATCAAGATGATACTGTTCCTAATCGTCTTTTGGGCCGTGGCACAGTGGAAAAAGCCTTCAATATGCAGAAGGCTATTGATGCTCAGATTCGTTCGCACTTGGATTCATTGGCGCTGACTACTAGCCCCATGATTGCGATGGATGCAACCCGTCTACCCCGTGGTGCTAAGTTTGAAGTCAAGCCTGGGAAAGCGATTCTCACCAATGGCGCACCTTCAGAGATTCTGTATCCCTTTAAGTTTGGGCAGACTGATGGCAATAACCTAGCCACAGCCAAAGATTTTGAGCGAATGCTCCTGCAATCCACTGGAACTTTGGATTCTCAGGGCATGGTTTCGCAAGTCTCGCGTGATGGTTCTCAAGGTGGCATGTCGATGGCAGTGGCATCCATCATCAAGAAGTACAAGCGCACTTTGGTGAACTTCCAAGAGGACTTCCTGATTCCCTTCATCCAAAAGGCGGCTTTCAGGTATATGCAGTTTGACCCAGAGCGTTATCCCTCTGTGGACATGACCTTCATTCCGACCGCTACCCTGGGCATCATTGCCCGTGAGTACGAACAACAGCAGTTCATTGGGTTGCTCCAGACCCTTGGCCCCAATACACCTGTGTTGCCAGTAATTCTCAAGGGTATTTTGGCTAATTCTTCTCTGACAAACCGCTATCAACTGATGGAGATGTTGGACAAGATGAGCCAACCTGATCCGCAGGCACAGCAAATTGCTCAACTCCAGCAACAACTGGCATTGCAAGCGGCCCAGGCTCAGATTGCTGTTCAAACCACGCAGGCTGAACAAAATCGTGCCGAGGCTCAGAAGTTGCAAGTTGAGGCTCAGTTGATGCCGCAAGAAGTTCAGGCCAAGAACATGGCGGCAATGACCAAGAATCTGCCCAATCAAGACGATGCTGGCTCAAAAGAGTTTGATAAGCGGGTTAAGATTGCTGAACTGATGCTCAAAGAAGCTGACATTAAGAACAAGTCCAAGATTGTCGAGTTGCAAATGGCTGACAAGAAGGGCAAAATGTCGAGCGTTGAAGATGAGTTTCTCAATCGTCTTTCCAGGGAATTGACCTAAATGGACATTTCTGATCTTGAGCGTAAGCTAGGAATTGATGGAATCTCTGCTGAACAGCAGATGGAAATCATTACTGCTTTGCAACAATCTGCGGCTGAAAAGATTGCCAAGGCCAAGAGCGAGTCTATTGGTAAAGGTGCTGAACTTGTTATCCAGGGCTTAAAGAAGATCAGGTCTGACATGGAGCAAAAGTTTGCTCTGTTGAACACTGAGATTCAAAGCAAAGTTTCCGCTATTCAAGATGGACGGGATGGCAAAGATGGCAAAGACGGACGAGATGGCAAACAAGGGCCAGCAGGAACAACAGGGCCAAGAGGTCGAGATGGTGTTCCTGGGCGTGATGGAGTCGATGGTGCTAACGGCACTGGTGTTGCCTCTGCTCGCATTGATTTTGATGGTAGCCTCATTATCGTTTTTGATGATGGTCGTGAAGTTAATGCTGGTGAGGTTGTTCCTTTTGATATTGCTGAACGCATCAAAGTCATTACTAATGGTGGCGGCACTTCTCAGTATGTACTTGATACTCTAGCAAGCCTTCAAACTCAGATCAATGCCATCAGCGGTGGCTTGGTCTACAAAGGCACTTGGAACGCATCTACAAACTCTCCCACTCTTGCCTCTGGAGCTGGTACTACCAACTGGTACTATGTTGTCAGCACTCCAGGCTCCACCAATCTTGATGGAATCACTGATTGGAAAGCTGGCGATTGGTTGATTTTCAATGGCACTGCTTGGCAAAAGATTGACCAAAGTTGGGCTATTGCTGGAGCCAACGACAACATCACATCAATGACAGGAATCATTGGTGGCATTTCATCACCTGATTTCATCCAGTTTGATACTGCCGCAACAGTCACCAATGCAATTGGCAAATTGTATTGGGATAACACTCAGACAACCCTAACTGTTGGATTGACTGCTGATGTTGCTGCCGACATTGGGCAGACCTTGTATGCCTATGTGACCAATGCAGAGTCTGTGACCATTACAAAGGGTCAGCCTGTCTATATGTATGCGGCTCAAGGTGATCGCGTGTCGGTCAAGTTGGCCTCAAACTCTGGTGATGCCACATCTGCCAAAACCCTTGGACTTTGTGCTGAAAACATTGGTGCAAACCAAACTGGCATGGTTTTATGCCAGGGTGTTCAAGATGGTTTGAATCTGGGTGCATATTCGCCTGGGGATACTTTGTATCTTGGTGCAACAGCAGGAACGCTGACAAGCACAAAGCCGTATGCGCCTAACCACCTTGTTTATATTGGCGTTGTTGAAAGAGCCAATAGTGGTAATGGTCGTTTGTATGTCCGAGTCCAAAACGGATATGAACTAGATGAGTTGCACAATGTTGCGGCTCAAAATCCTACGAATGGACAGACTCTGATTTACAACGAGTCAACTGCATTGTGGGAAAAGCACACATTGACTGCTGGAACTGGTATCAGTGTTTCCAATGGCGCTGGTTCTATCACTGTTGCCTTGGCATCTTCTTATGGAGACACTCTAAATCCTTATGCCTCCAAGACTGCCAAGTATTTCCTGGCGGCTCCTAATGGTGCTTCTGGAGTGCCAACATTCAGGGCAATGGCTGCCAGTGATGTGCCTACACTCAATCAAAACACCACTGGTTCTGCTGGTTCAGTGGCAACAACCAACTTCTCAATTGAAGAAAGTGGTGGAAAGTTGTTGTTCAAGTATGGGGCAACGACTATTGCATCAATGTCTTCAACTGGAGTCATTACATCTGCAACCAACATTGTTGCAAATGGAACACCTTAAAGGAAAGTAAATCATGGCAACTCAAGTTTCTTTAACTGATGGCGCAGTAGCAAGTGCAGGGGCATTGGCTATTCAAACCAATGGAACGACTCAAGCAGTCAGCATTAGCACTGGTCAAGTTGCAACTCTTGCACAGAATCCTATTCTGACCAGCGGTACAGCCAACGGGGTTGCTTACCTGAATGGAAGCAAAGCAGTTACATCGGGCAGTGCATTGGTGTTTGATGGCACGAATTTGGGTGTTGGTGTTACTCCTAGTGCTTGGGGCGGCTCGTTTAAAGCCATACAAATTGGACTTGGCACTTCGCTGTACAACAATGCCGGTGCAAACGGAACTTTTTTGGGTTCCAATTTTTACTGGGATGGCACAAACAACAAATATCTAAATACCAATACTGCAACAGCTTATGGGCAAAGTGCTGGCGCTCACCAATGGTTTACCGCTGCCTCCGGCACAGCAGGGGCTAACATCACCTTCACCCAAGCAATGACCCTTGATGCTAGTGGGAATTTGCTGGTGGGGACTACGACTTTGCCTAGCAATCGTAAATTCATCTTTGAAGCAAGTGGCGATACTGTTGGTCGCATAAATAGTGGCGGTGCATCAAGCGGTTTGTCACTTGAGTTTGCAAACAACGGCACATTGCGAGGCGGTATTGGTAACGGCGCTGGAAACATCACATCAGGTGCTGCCGCTGATATGGCTATTCAAGCCAATGCAAACCTTGTATTTGCTTCTGGTGGATATGGGGAAAAAGCCCGTATCGACTCCAGCGGTAACTTGCTGGTGGGGACTACGAATTCCAATGAAAATGCTGGCGCAGGGTTTAAATTACTGACTTCTGGTCAAGTTGCTTGCGTTACTACGGCAAACACTACAAACGCGCAGTTGACAACTTATGAGTTGTATTCAACTGGTGCGGGTGCTTTTAGATTTTATGTCGGTGCTGGCGGGACAATTTTTGCAACTAGTACCACAATCAGCGCAATCTCAGATATACGATTCAAAGAAAATGTGCGTGATTTAGATGCTGGCCTTGCAGAAGTGATGGCATTGAAGCCTCGCCTGTACGATTGGAAAGAAGGCAAAGGCGCTGACATCAAAAACGCTCGTGGATTTATCGCTCAAGAGTTTGAGGAAGTATTCCCCGACTTGATTGACGAATGGCGTGACCCAGCACCAGAAGGCGAAGAACGCTACAAGTCTGTGCGACAAGACCTGATTCCTGTGTTGGTAAAAGCCATCCAAGAACAACAAGCCCTCATCACCAAACTGCAAGCCGATGTAGCGGCGCTTAAAGGAGCATAAACATGGCAGTCACTTGGACTATCTCCCAACTTGACCGACAAACCTCTGATGGTTTTGTCACCACGGCCCACTGGCAAGCAGTTGCAACAGATGGAGATTACTCAGCATCTGTCATTAACACTTGCTCATGGACAGGTGAACCCACTGTTTCCTATGATTCTTTGACTCAAGCTGATGTGTTGGCCTGGGTGTGGCAGTCTGTGGATAAAGAGGCTGTAGAGGCCGCTTTGGAGGCTCAGATTGCTGAACAAAAGGCTCCCAAGATTGCAAAAGGTTTGCCCTGGGGTGATGAATGACACCTGAATTGCAGAAATACTATGAAGATCGCTTCTCGATGATGGGAAGTGACGGATGGAAAGACCTCATGGAAGATATTGACACCATGATTTCATCCTTGAATAATATATCTGTGATTCCTGATGAACAAAGCCTACAATTCAAAAAAGGCGAACTTTCTATACTTACTTGGCTGAAAACCTTAAAACAGGTCAGCGAGAGAGCATACGAGGAACTGAATGAAAAGAATGTTTGAATTTGCCTGTGCAAACGGGCATAAAACCGAGAGGCTGACTGATTATGAGGCGGTCAGTTTCAGGTGTGAATGCGGTGAAACAGCCAATCGCATTCTTAGTGCGCCAGCTTTTAGGTTGGAAGGGTGGTCTGGTTCTTTCCCAACAGCACATGGGAAGTTCGAAAAAAGCCACTTAGACAAGCTGAAATCTGAGCGTAAAGCCAACTCTTAAACAGAAATGTCGAGTTGATTCTCCTACAACCGAAACGGCAGGAAAAGGTAAAAATATGTTGATTGATAACGAACCTGAGATGAAAAGTGAGTTAGAAGCAGAGGAATCCAAGCTATCTAACACCATTGCGCCTCCAACTCAAGGACTCCCTGACAAGTACAGGGACAAAAGTCTTGAGGACATTGTTCGGATGCACCAAGAAGCTGAAAAGTTGATTGGCAAGCAAGCGCAAGAAGTGGGAGAGGTGAGGAAACTTGCTGATGAACTCATAAAGCAGAACCTCAGTTCAAAACAGCAACCTATTAAAGAGGAAGAACCTGAAGTAGATTTCTTTGAAAATCCACAGAAGGCAGTTCAAAAGACTATTGATAATCATCCTGATGTTCTCGCGGCCCGTCAAGCAGGCTTAGAGTTCAAAAAGATGCAGATTCAACAGAAGTTGGCGCAAGAGCATCCTGACTACACTCAGATTGCTCAAGATGCAGACTTTGTGAATTGGGTGAAATCTTCTCCTATTCGCATGGGCCTGTATGCAAAAGCTGATGGTGAGTTCGATTACGATAGCGCCAATGAATTGCTCTCTACTTACAAAGAGTTGCGTGGTGTCAAGTCAAAGCAGACTGAGCAAGCGGGTGAAACCGCCAGGAAGCAGAATATGAAGGCCGCACAAGTTGATGTTGGTGGAACTGGAGAGAGTTCAAAGCGGATTTACAGACGGGCTGACCTTATTCGGCTGAAAATGACCGATCCAAACCGCTACGATGCGTTGCATGATGAAATTCTTACAGCGTACGCAGAGGGGCGGGTCAAGTAACTAACTTTCGTTTCTAAGGAGAAACATCATGGCATTTCCTACCCCTGCGGTAACTACGACTACCGCCGCAACCTTCATTCCTGAGATTTGGAGTGATGAAATTGTCGCCGCATACAAGAAAAACTTGGTGCTGGCGAACCTTGTGATGAAGATGAACTTTAAGGGCAAGAAAGGTGACACCGTTCACATTCCCGCACCTTATCGTGGTTCTGCTTCTGCCAAAGCCGCTTCTACCGCAGTGACGCTGATTGCCGCCACTGAGACTGAAGTGCAAGTGTCGATCAACAAGCACTATGAATATAGCCGCTTGATTGAGGACATCGTTGAAGCCCAAGCCCTGAACAGCTTGCGTCAGTTCTATACCAATGATGCTGGTTACGCCCTGGCTAAACAAGTCGATACCGACTTGATCCAGTTGGGTCGTTCTGCCAACGGCGGTACTGCTGACAATGCTCGCTATGCTGGTGGCTACATCGGTGGCGATGGCACGACTGCCTTCGACTACTCTGCCAACACCAACACTGGTAACGCCACTGCTCTGACTGATGCCGCTATTCGCCGCACCATTCAGCGTTTGGATGACAACGATACTCCTATGGATGGTCGTTTCTTCATCATCCCCCCGTCCAGCCGTAACACGCTGATGGGTTTGGCTCGTTACACTGAGCAAGCCTTTGTGGGTGATGGCAACGCCATCCGCAATGGTGAGATCGGCAACCTGTACGGCATCCCCGTGTTCACCACCAGCAACGCTGACTCTGCATCTGCCACTGCGACTTTCCCCGCATCTGGCACTGCCATTGCCCGTGTTTGCTTGATGGGCCATCGTGACTCTATGGTTTTGGTTGAGCAAGTGGGCATCCGCTCACAAACTCAGTACAAACAAGAGTACTTGGGTACGCTGTTCACTTCGGACACCTTGTATGGCGTGAAGGCTCTCCGCACTTCCACCACTTCAACCGATCCGAATGCCGCATCCATGTTCGCCTTGGTTGTGCCTACCTGATTGCAGTTGCCCCCTCCCTAGTGGGGGGGTCTTTTTTTAACCTGTAATTTAGGAGAACAAAATGGCTGCTGCTACCGCTGTTGTTTCTAGTCGAGACAACGATTCTTTTCGTGGATTGTTCAGTGACACATGGACAGTTACTTGCACATTGAACTCTGCATCTGTTTCAGATCAAGCTGCTGCAACTGATACTGTGACTGTCCCTGGCGTTGCCCTGGGCGACATGGTGATTGGTATGTCTGCTGGTGTAAGTGAGGCGGGTTTGGTTCGCCGTGCTTATATCTCTGCTACTGACACTGTAACCATTGCCACTACCAACACAACTGGTGGTGCTGTTGACCTAGCGTCAAGCACTGTCAAGTTGGTAATTGCTCGTATGGTCTAAAGATTGGGGGGTTCGTCCCCCCTTTCTTTGTTTTGGAGAAATAAATGGCAACTTTTCGCTGTCTTCAGTCTGGTAATACAGTCAGTTTCACCTTGCAACATGACATTGACTCCATGAAGGGTCACCAAGGATATGTTCGTGTTGATGAACAAGAGGAAGCGCCTATTGCTTATGATCCTGAAGCCGTAAGAAAAGATACTGCTTTCACACCGCCAGTTGTTCGGCGCATGGGTCGCCCAAGGAAAGTTGCAAATGTCTGACATAGACGCAAGAGATTTTGGAAAACTGGAGGCCCAAGTTGAGGCTCTCCAGAATGAAGTGCATACCTTAAGCAAAGATGTAAAGGCTTTGCTTGAGTTGGCAAACAAGGGCAAAGGTGGACTTTGGATGGGAATGACCATTGCCTCTGCTTTGGGTGGTGTAGTCACATTTATTGGCGAAAGGCTGATGAAATGAAAGGATTGCTCTCAGGGAAGTCGTGCCCCATTGCCACTCAGGATGTGTCTGTTAACCTGAAAAACAGGAATAACGCATTCAAGAAGTTTGGCTATGGCCCACCCAATCCCAATGAGGCAAACGATGCTTTTTGGCTAAAGAAGGCCAAGATGTACAACGCACCTACATCTAGCATCAAGAACATGAGATGTGGCAACTGTGCCGCTTTCATCCAGACTCCTAACATGATGGAATGCATCGTTTCTGGCTTGGAAAAGGATGAGAACGAGGGCGAACTGTCCTATGACGAGAACTTCGTCAAGGCGGCTAACCTGGGATACTGTGATCTGTTTCAATTCACCTGTGCTGCGGCCCGTACTTGTGATGCTTGGAAGTCTGGTGGGCCAATAACCAAGGAAAAACCATGATGTATGGCAAGCCAATGAAAGACGCAAAGTCTCCCGCAAAGAAGAAAGGTGTTCCTGTCACCATCATGGTGGCAATTGGAAAACCTAAGATGCTCCCCAAAAAGGGTCAGCGAACCGCAACAAACATGATGAAGAAATCTTCAAGAGGTAAATAATGTCATCCTTAACCGCTCCTATCACTTTGCTAAGTTCTGTAACTGCAACTGGCGCATCTAAGGCCGTTCAGGTGGATGCTGGTTTTCCAGCAATCTTGCATGTCACAGGCATCACAACCGCCACTGTTGCTTTGCAAGGCAGTCTTGATGGCACAACCTTCAGCACGATTGGCACTGCCTTGACTGCTGATGGCTTTGTCACCCTGGCTAATGCTCCAAAGTATTTGAGGGCAAATTGCACTGCCTACACCTCTGGAACCATCATTGCCAAGATTCTCTACTGAGGAAGCACCATGAAAAAACCTACTATGGCTCAAAAGAAGGTCGGCAAGGTCATGCGTGAGTACAAGGAGGGGACTCTGCATTCTGGTAAGGGTGGGCCTGTTGTAAAGAGCAAGAAACAGGCAGTCGCCATTGCCCTATCTGAAGCTGGTATGTCCAAACCAATGAAGAAAAAGAAATGAAACAAGGTTTATACGCCAATATCCATGCCAAACAAGCCCGTATTAAAGCGGGTTCTGGCGAAAAAATGAGAAAGGTTGGGGCAAAGGGTGCGCCAACTGCGGCTGACTTCAAGCAAGCGGCAAAAACAGCAAAGAAACCTAAAAAGGCAAAGTAAATGAAATCTCCTGTTTGGCAAACAAAAGCTGGTCAAAACCCAAAAGGCGGCTTGAATGCCAAGGGGAGAGCATCTTATAATGCGGCAACTGGTGGCAACCTGAAAGCACCAGTTAAATCGGGGGATAATCCCCGTAGAGCGAGTTTCTTGGCTCGTATGGGCAACATGGATGGCCCTGAGTACAAGAATGGTGAACCAACGAGACTGCTTCTTTCGCTAAAAGCCTGGGGTGCTAACTCCAAGGCTGACGCAAAGGCAAAAGCTAAAGCTATATCCGCAAGGAACAAGGCAAAAGCGAAATGAGGCAGCACAATGACATTTCTTGAACTGGTCAACGATGTATTGATTCGTTTGCGTGAGCCTGTTGTAACAACTTACAACGAAACCACCTATTCCACCCTAATTGCCAAGTTCGTCAATGACACCAAGCGTCAGGTTGAAGATGCTTTTGGTTGGAATGCACTTGGTCAAACAATCACTGTCAGCACTATTGCTGGCACATACCAATACGCATTAACTGGTGCTGGTCAGAAGTTCCAGGTTCTTGATGCAATCAACGCAACAAGCAACATTGGCCTGACAAACATCACTTTTGTGGACATGAATCGTAAGCAGAACTTCTCTACGATTATGACGGGCATCCCAAGCGAATACACTTTTGATGGTGTAAATGGTAGTTATGACACCAAAATAAGCCTGTATCCAAGGCCAGATGGTGTTTACAGCATCATGTTTGCTTTGGCAGTGCCACAGGCTCCACTGGCGGCTGACAGCACTGTGATTCTTGTCCCTGATGTGGTGGTTGCCCAGGGCGCATACGCCAGGGCATTGGTTGAGCGTGGTGAAGATGGTGGCCTGTCTTCATCTGAGGCTTATTCGCTGTTTCGATCCATGTTGTCGGATTACATTGCTTTGGAGGGCAGTCGTTATCCTGAGAACCAAGAGTTTGTTCCGCAATGACACAGCAAATCCAGACCTTCTCTGTATCGGCTCCAGGCTTCTATGGAGTCAACACACAGGACTCTCCGCTTGATTTAGCGGCTGGATATGCTGCGATTGCCACAAACTGTGTGATTGACCAGTACGGGCGCATTGGTTCTCGCAAGGGTTGGTCAAGGGTTAACACAACATCTGGCAATCTTGGCGCAAACAATGTTGGTGTCATCCATGAGTTGGTTCAGACTGATGGCACTTTGACTGTTTTGTTTGCTGGCAACAATAAGCTATTCAAACTCAGCGGCACAAGTGTTGTTGAGTTGACCTATGGGGGGGGAGGTACTACCCCAACCATCACCGCAAGTAACTGGCAGTGTGCCTCTTTGAATGGAATCACATATTTCTTTCAGACAGGCCATGACCCATTGGTGTATGACCCTGCTGTCAGCACCACTACATACAAGCGTGTGACTGAGAAAACAGGTTATGCCGCCACTGTTCCGCAGGCAAACATTGTTATCTCTGCTTATGGGCGCTTGTGGGCGGCTAACACAACTGCTGACAATGTGACTGTCTATTTCTCTGACTTGTTGGCAGGCCATGTGTGGTCAACAGGAACATCTGGTTCTTTGAATGTTTCCCAGGTATGGCCCAATGGTTCAGATGAAATCACTGGTTTGGCAGCGCACAATGGATTCTTGTTGATCTTTGGTAAGCGTCAAATCCTGATTTACTCTGGTGCGACTACGCCATCAACGATGACCTTGACTGATGCTGTTAGCAACATTGGTTGCATTGCAAGGGATTCGATTGCCAACACTGGCACTGATGTGATCTTCCTATCAAACAGTGGCATTCGTTCGTTCCTGAGAACCATTCAAGAGAAGTCTGCACCTTTGCGTGATTTGTCTAAGAATGTCCGCAATGACTTGATGACGATTGTTGCCGCTGAGACATTGGCAAACATCAAGGCAGTCTACTCAGAGTCAAATGCGTTTTACCTGATTAACTTCCCAACTGCTGCCCAAGTCTATTGCTTTGACACCAAGGCGGCTTTGCAAGATGGCTCTTCACGGGTGACTGTGTGGGATTCCATTACGCCAACTGCTTTCCTTGCTAGACGCAATGGAGACTTGTTGATTGGCAAAAATGGTTATGTGGGTAAGTATGGGACATATCTTGACCATGCAAGCACATATCGATTGCAGTACTTCACCACTTATGCTGATCTAGGGAATCCCAATGTCACATCCATTCTGAAGCGCATTGCTGTGGTGGTGATCGGTGGATCGAATCAAGGCTTCATCATCAAGTGGGGATATGACTTCTCTGGTCAGTACTACTCAACAACACTGACAATTCCTGTGTCCACTGTTGCCGAGTATGGGACTGCTGAGTATGGCGCAAATGGTTCTCCAGTGGCTTATTACTCACAGGGCATTGCTTTGCAGACATTGGTTGGTCAAACAAGTGGTTCTGGCAAGACTGTGCAAACGGGCTATGAGACTGAGATCAATGGTTACCCTGTGAGCATTCAAAAGATTGAGATTCAAGCCAAGAATGGCAAACTGGTTTAAAGGAACTTGACATGAACTACACCAAAACCACTAACTTTGCGGCTAAAGATGCTTTGTCGCCTGGGAATGCCAACAAGGTTGTCAAGGGAACTGAGATTGATACTGAGTTCACCAACATTCAGACTGCCATTGCCTCGAAAGCAGATGGAACTTTCACAAACTTCAGCTTTGTTGAGAGTGGTTCGTACTTGTACATCAGGGCATCTGGAACAGATGTGATGAAGATTGACACATCTGGGAATCTGACTGTGTTGGGCAACATTGTGGCTAATGGCACTGTGTAATGGCTCAATCCATACAAACATCAAAGTTTGGAACGCTAGATACTAGCGGGAGAATGCCTGTCTCATTAACTGGCGTAGGTTCAGACCCAGCATTGGGCCTTGGATTGACTTTTAATGTTGGTGGCAAAGAATTTACATTCATTCCTGAAGACCGCATCACCCAAGGTGCGGCATCTGGAAGCAATGGCGCTTTATTTACTGGTTTCCTGAACCCAACTGTACTGTCTAATTTACAAAACGCATCAGATTATGTTGATTTGTCTGGTGTTAATTTTGGAAGTTTTGATGCTGGTAATTTTGTTGTCAATAACATGGGCGGGTCAACCAAAGGCTTTCTTGCTCCCAAGGAAGTTGTAGACCCTGTTTTGTCTGCTGGTATCACGCAGTATGACACTTCATTTGCTGGCAGGCCAACAGGTATTGGCAATGCAAATGGAAAGCCTGCCTATATATTGCCAAGTGGTTATGCTGATGACAGCGGGAAAGTAACCAAGACAGAGACAAAACTTGTTGGCTATAGGATTAGCGGTGGCGGTGGATTGCTTGCTGGTCTTGGTAATGAGATATTAAAAGCTGGCCCAATACTTCCGCTGGCATTGGATGTTGTTGGCGCAGCTTATGGGCTGCCTGGAATTGGGACTGCTGTTGCTGGTGGCGTTACTGCTGGTGCAATTGCCAGTGGTGATGAAAAGACTGCAACAAATTATGCGGCTCAAACTATTGCTGGTCAACTAGGCATTGGTTCTAGTGTTGCTGGTGCAACTGGTTCAACTGTTGCTGGGCAAGTTGCTCAAGGAACTGCTGGTGGATTGCTTGCTGGAAAGAATCCAGAACAGGCTGTTACTAGTGCTGTCAAAGGTGTTGCGTTTGATTCTCTTAGGCCAGATTCTGGCGTAACAGTACCTACTGAACAGCAGACTCTTGCTGGTCAACAGGATTTGCAGAATCAGTTGGCTCCTTATGAGTCTTCTATACCACCAAGCACCACTGCATTTGATACAACGCAAGACATTTCAGACACATCTGGATTTGCACCACCAGCACAAACACCAGCACAACAGATTATCGGAGGAAATATGGCTATTTATGATGAAGAAATGAATGCTCCTGCTACTGAGATGCAGGACACCACTCCTTACAACTATTCTCCCGAAGAACAACAGTTGATTTATCAGTTAGCCCAGGAAGCTGGTGGTACACAAAACATCAGTGATGCTTATTACGCACTCACTAATGCCGCAAAGCAGACTGCACAAACTTCTGGCCTCAAGGTTGGAGATGTTCTTAACTTCTTCAAAACTAATCCAACTCTGACAAAAGGCATTATTGGTGCTGGAATCAGTGGTGCTGGTGGTTTGTTGACCAACCAAGCCAATGTAGAGGCAGCACGAATCTCTGCTCAAGCAATCAGAGATGCGGCAGCACAGGCGGCTGAAGCACAGAAGTTTCGTCCTGTTGGCGTAACCACTCGTTTTGGAGCGTCACAGTTTGGGTTTGATCCAACAACTGGTCAGTTGACAAGTGCTGGTTACACAGTCACCCCAGAACTCAAGGCGATGCAAGACCGCATCATGGCCTTGTCTGGTCAAGGCTTGACTGAGGCAGAGAAAGCCGCTGGTCGCTATGCGCCTTTGACTGCTGGCGCACAAGGCTTGTTTGGCCTGGGCCAACAGTATTTGGCTCAGACACCTGAACAAGTTGCCGCTGACTACATGGCAAAACAGCAAAGTTTGCTTGCACCTAGCCGTGAGCGTGAGTTTGCTCAACTGCAAAACAGGCTGTTCCAAACTGGTCGTGGTGGCTTGTCTGTTGGTGGAACTGGTATGCGCCCAGGTGGTGGCGAAGGTCTACGGGCGGCATCACCTGAGATGGAAGCCTACTACAACGCCATTGCTCAACAGGATGCGGCACTGGCGGCACAGGCACAAGCTGAAGGCCAGAAACAAGTCCAATTTGGCGCTGGTTTGCTGGGTTCTGGCGCTGGCCTGCTTGGAAGCTATACGCAAGGTTTGACGGGCGCTTACTCGCCATTTAGCACTGGTGTGGGCGTGGGGTCATCACTAGAGTCCTTGGGTCAAGCGCCTTTGGACATTGGCGCACAGTTGGGCGGTAGGTCTGCCCAGGCTGGTGCTAATGTTGGTCAAACCTTGTTGCAAGGTGGTCTGTTGGGTGCTAGAACCACTCAGGCGGCATCTGGATTTAGTCCTTTTGGAACTGCATTGACAGGTTTGGCAAACAGTCCAGAAGCACAACAAGCGTTGGCACAATGGTTAAGTGGTGGAAGTGGTTATGGAACCAACACCCGTCAACTTGACACCAACGCTAATTTCTAAGGAGTAATCATGGCAACAGATATTGTTGGAAGTTTGTTCGGGGTTACGCCTGAGTTGTATCAAGAACAGCGTGATTTGATGCGTCAGAAGCAAGCAATGGAGTTTGCTCAAGCTGATCCACGCACACAAGCAACATTTGGGTTGTATCGTGCTGGTCAACAAGCAGGCCAAGCCCTGGGCGGCTTAATGGGCGTAGAAGACCCAATGATGCGCTTAATCAGTCAACGCAATGCACTGGCACGGCAGTTTGATACCAACACCCCACAAGGTTTGATTCAGTATTCAAATGCCTTGCAAGAGGCAGGTGATGTGCAAGGTGCGGCACTAGCGGCAGATCGTTATCGTGCAATTCAAGGCTCTTTAATTGAGCAAGCGCAAAAATCTGCTACTGCACAAAAAACAATGGCAGAAACTGGAGCATTAAATGTGAGCGCAATGGATAGAACTGCTCGCATTAAACAGTTGATGACTAAATTTAATTTGAGTGAAGATGAAGCATCTGCTGTTGCATCTAATCCCGATCTTGTGAAACAGTATTTTGCTCCAAAGACCACTCAAGGATTTGAGTTGTTGAAGACAGGAAAGTTCACTCCTGAAAGCATTGCTAACTGGTCTACTGACAAAGGAACACTAGAACTTGTTGATATGACAACCAAGCCAAGTGAAGATTGGTTAAAAACAGCTAGAGAACTTGGTCTTCCTGCCAAAAAGACATTCAATGATTACACGCCAGAACAAGTTGCACAAGTAAACAAGTTGGAATTTGATCGTCAGTTGCAATCAAAAATTGCTGGCGCACCAAAAACAACTGTTGATACCAATTTGCCTGGGCTTCTTAAACAAATTCAAGCAAGTCAAGAGGCAAAAGATCAAGGCGCACTTTGGACTAAGGCTGGAGATCAATACAAGGCTCAAATTGGTCTTACAAAAGACCTTTCTGACTTTAGAAAACTTGCCCCTGATGCCTTTACTGGTGCTGGTGCTTCTACTCTTACAAATTTGTCAAGAGTTTTAGGCGCTCTCAATATTCCAATTTCAGAAAAAGCATCAAATACAGAGTACTTGGAAGCACTGAAAAGTTCATTTGTTCAAAAGATTGCAAGGAATTTCCCTGGCAGTCAGGCGCTCAAAGAGTTGGAACAACTTATTCTTAGCCAACCAAATGTGTCTCAACAGTTGCCAACAATTATGAAGTTGATTTCTCGTGGACTTGATGAGGCAAAAGCAGAAACATCAATGTATGAGCAATTGGCGGCAATGCCTGAAGAACAAAGGTACAAAACAAACTCAAATATTTTGTATGGCAAGATTCGCAATGAAATTGACTCATACAGAACCATTGAGCAAAAAGCCTTGAAAGGTCAGGCAACCAAAGATGAAGCGTTAAAGGCAAAAGAACTTAAAGAAAGGCTTGGCCTGTAATGGATTGGGATCAATACCTCAAAAATCTAGAGGCTTCTGGAGGTCGAGTAATTGGCCCTTCTACATCTGCACAAGATGAAGCCAATCGACAAAGAACGCTTCAGTCTTTGGAAGCGGCTATTGCGCCATTTCCTGATATTCGCCCAAAAGAAGGCGAAACATCTATCCCAGGATTATTTGGGATGGCGGCAGGAACTATCCCATTTATTGCGCCTCAATCAAGATTTGGCGCGGCAATGTTGCGTTTGGGCGAGGCCACTCCAGCAGTCACTAGGCCATTTATCCCATCTTTAGCTGGCTCTGCCGTTGGCACAAGTGTTGGCAACTTGGTTGAGGCTAGCTTAACAGGAACAAATCCATTATCTAGTGAATTTGGTAAAAGATTTCTTCAATCAAACATTGAGAATGCTGTTTTTGATGTTGGTGGAAATTTGGCATTTTCATTGGCTGGAAAAGCATTTAAGGTTAGCAAAGATTCTTTGAAAGAAATTGGCTTTAATAAAGGCGCTTTTGATACCGAAGAATCTGCCGCAAGAAAGGCTGCTCAAGAGTGGTTTTCTAGTCGTGGAGCAACTCTTACAAGAGGTCAGCTTACTGGCAATGTTTCAGATCAAGCTATTGAAGGCGCATTGAAATATACAAGCGGTGCTGCATCATTTGCTGAACAACAAAAGAAAGTTGCTGAAGCATTACAAAAAGGCTCAAGAGAAGTCCTTGATACGCTTGATACTTCAGATGCTTTTAAAGCGGCATTGCAACAAGGCGATCCAACTCAAATGGCGATTGGAGACAGATTCCAAAATGCTATTGCTGTTGCTGAAACTGCAATGAAGGACAAATATCGTCCTGTCTATCAACAAATGGAACAGCAAGGTGACGGCCTTATTGTTGATATTCGCAACTTAAAGTCTGATGCCCAAAAAGAACTTGATCGTCTTGCAAAAACAAAGTTTGCTGGTGCTGGCGCTGAAAAGAGGAAAGCCCTTGAAGACATATTGAAACAAGATGATGAAATTTCATTCAGTGTTGCACATGACTTGAGAAGCAACTTGCTTGCAGGCGCAAGAGAGTCGAAGAAAGAAGGCGTTAAAACAACTGTTCTTGAGGGAGCGTATAACAAATATGCTCAGGGCTTAAGAAATGAAATGGACAGGATTGCTGTTCTTACTTTTGGCAATGAGGAAGAAAAGGCCTTGGCACGAAAGTTAGGTTTGCTTGGTGGAGTAGATCAGCCAGGAAGTCTTAGAACAGGACAATATCTTGCCAACTATAAAGACCTTGAGACAATGAAGGATGCAATTGGTCGCACAAAAGCAACCACTGCAAACAATGCCTTATTGCGTGACTATTGGAATGCTCAAGACGAATATGCAAACGCAATGAAGGGTTTTTACAATGGAACTATCTCAAAAGCGTTGAAAGATGAGCCATCTGCTGTTGGCGAATATCTTTTTAACATTGACAGACCAGAGAGAACAAGAGATGCTTTCAAGGCAATTGTTGAGGCACAAAAGTATCTTCCAAAAGATCAAGCAAAAGGCTTGTACGATGAACTGCAATATGGGTTCTTAAGCAATGCTTTTAGCACACCAGATAACATTGCAAACTTTGGCAAAAAGATGCAAGACCCTGAGTTCAAGAAAACAATTGCATTTCTTTTCAAAGACTCACAAAAAGCCAATTTAATAAAAGACATTACAAATGCGGCTCAGTTTGGCACTGAAACATTTGCCGGGACAACTGCACTCAGAACTCAAGGTGCAACAGCAGCAATGGGCGCGGCTCAAGCGGCTGGATTGGGTGGTCTTGCTTATTTAACATTGCCAGATACTGTTACAAATAAGATTGATTTGCCAAGCGCAATATCAACTGCTGGTGTTCTTTGGTTGACTCCAAAATTCCTGTCAAGAGCATTGACAAGTAAAGAGGGCGCTGATGCACTTGCAATGATTGCTAAAGGGCAAAACAATCCAAAGTATTTTGGTGCTGTTTCTGCAAAGATTGCAGAGCAACTAAACAAGTCTGGTGTCATTGATAGTGAATATATCAATGAAATTGAAAGGAAGATAAGACTTCCACAAGGCAATGTTGCTCCAACTCAAGCGCCAACTGGAGGCGCATCTCCAGAAGGCATAAATTGGGACGCATACATAGAGCAAGCTAAGTAGGAGACAGACATTGATCCTCTCACCCTTCTGGCAATGGCAAATGGCTGTGTCGCAGCTATTCGCAAGGGCTGTGAACTCTACAAAGAGGTCAAGGGCACTGTCGCCCAGGCTCAAAAGACAGTTAAGGAAGTCCAAGCTATTGCTGAAGAAGTCGGTGGCTTCTTTGGCTTCTTTAAGAAGAAAAAGCCCAAGCCCACAGAGCCTGTTGTTGCGCCCAAGCCGAAAAAGGCTGAAGCCGAAGTTTGGGATGAAGGTCGTGTTGTGGCTGACTTGGCAGCGAATCTGTCGCAGTTCTTCAAGGTTCAGCAACAGCTTGCAGATCACATTCGTGAAGAAGAAGAGAAGTCTAAGACTGTTTATGACCCGAATCAAAACATCATGGAGTCGGCGTTAAACAGGGAATTGGCAAAGACTCAGTTTGAGAAGTTGGCAAAGGAAATTCGTGAGATTATGGTGTATCAAAGCCCACCTGAGTTGGGGAACTTGTATACCAGGGTCAATGCAATGCGGGTGCAAATCATTGAAGAACAAGAAGAAGCAAGGTTGGCACAAGAGAAAAGGCAAAGAGAGGCTGAATGGCAACGCAGAAAGGTAATCAGCGCAATCCAAGACAAGGCAATCTACGGGGTAGCTTGTTTAGTGTTCGTCCTGTACCTAGTCCTGTTCTTCAGCCTCCTAGTTATGGATCGAAAAGTAAGATGGGGTTTCTAGTCGCATTAGTCGCTATGGTCTTGGTTTTCGTCCTATTGCTTCCGCTGATAGGGTCGATTTACTACGACACATTGGCTGCACAAAGAGAGAGCAAAATGCAGATTGAACGCATGGAGCGCCTGCGCCAGCAATTAGAGTATGAGCGCCAACAACTGGAGAGGCATCGCAATGAATCAAAATAAGTTTTTGTATGTTGTGATCGCCATATCATTACTTTGCGTCATATTGCTTTCAGGATGTGAAGACAGGTACAGATATGTGTGCCAAAACCCAGACAAGTTTGACTTGCCTGAATGCCAAAAACCTCGTTGTTTATTCACTCAGACCTGTCCTGAGTATCTTGTAGCACCTATCTTGACCACCAAAGTTGAACCACCCAAGGTTGAAGAAAAGAAGGCCGATGATGACAAAAAGTAAATACACCCCAGAAGAAGTCGAAGTCCGCATTTGGGGCTTTGTGGTGGTAATGATTACCATCATTTTGTTTGGCATCGTGTTTTCACTGTTGTACTCAGTCACCTTTGTGACACAGCCAATCAAGAGCATGGCTCCCATCGATCAAGCCTACACAAAGATGCTCAACGACATTGTTTTGTTGATTGTTGGTGGCATTGGAGGCATTGTTGGGAAA